GTAAAATACTGCCTGATGGACGTAATGCACATTTAATTCAAAAGCCCTATGACTGGTGGCTGCCTCTTTTTATAGAGCGATTTCAGATGCAGGGCTTTCATATGCGCGGTACGGGTTTTGAGGTGATATTATTGGCCAATGATTACAATAGCGGGGTCGGGACCGTCAACGGTGAACATAAGTCATGTTGATGTCGCGACTAAAAAAAGGACCGTAAAGTCTGATTATGTGTTTTGTCGGTTTCCTTTTGCGTACAACCTAAAATGCAAAGCAGACAACACACCGTTGATGATTTACTACAACCGCGGCACAGTAAGCGGCAGAGAATACAAACATATTGACAAGTATTTAATTGATTCAAAGAGGTGGGATAACTACTACAAACAATTCAGTAAAAGAAAACCCTCAAGCGGTCTTTGTGCTGTGTTTGGGGTAATAGAGCGATGGGAACCTAAGACAATAGGACTTATCGGGTTTGATTGGGTTTTAGACGGAAGTCCCGGTTGGACACACGACGCCAATGCTGAAAAGCAGGCGATATTGTCTTTGGTTAAAATAAAGGATTTACGATGTTAACGCTCTACGTAGGTTACGATCCCAGAGAGGCTTGCGTTTACCACACCTTCTGTCAGTCGGTTATAGAACACACGGCAGGACCTGTACGGTTTGTTCCGCTACATTCGTCCATGCTTAGTAATTTCCCCAGATTCGGCCACTTCGATGGTCAACAAGACGGAACCAATGCATTCACTTACTTACGGTATTTAGTTCCCTCGTTACAGAATTACAAAGGCTTTGCTATTTTCTGTGACGGTGATATGCACGTTACCTCTAATATATACGAACTGTATGCACATAGAGACCCACAGTACGCAGTTCAAGTGGTGAAGCACGATTACAAAACCCAGCATCCAAGGAAATATATAGATACTCCATTGGCGAACGATAATATCAACTATCCTCGGAAGAACTGGTCATCTGTGATGATCTTTAATTGTGATCATCCTTCAAACAAACTCTTAACACGAGAATACGTGGCCGACACAGGCGGTATCATTCATCGGTTTGATTGGTTAAATGATGATGAGATTGGTGAATTACCAATGGAATGGAATCATCTAGTCGGAGAATATCCTGAAACAGACGCGAAACTCTATCACCACACTTTAGGATCGCCGGGTTTTGAGCACTACAAAGACTGTGAGTCTTCAAAGCAGTGGAACCGATATCTCTTAAATATGCTGAATATGGAGGGTGAGAGACAGTATGAGATTGTGCGTAGAGCACACTGGAACTCTGCGCTATACTGTGGCAAAGGAGAAGCCCAATCGCAGTTATAAAGGGCGCAATGGAGAAATAATGGATCTCATAAAAGGTAAAAAAGTCACTGTTCAGTCAGGTGAAAGCATTGTCTATTTCTCTGGTGGCGAGGATGGGAAAGATTACGAAATCGGTGAATATTGCTTCTGGACAGCAATAGGAAAAGATGAGTTTGGTCCGTGGGAAGTCATTGGGAGAGGACTAAGAGAACTTCCGGCTTGTGATAGATTCCAAAGAATGGATCAAGACAGGCTAATGTCACCGGCTGGTGAAGATCGTATTGCATATCAGATGATGTGGGATAGATTTGATACAATAGAACTTGTTCGGCCGTCTTACATGCGCGAAATTGTTAGATGGTTTGAAACCCATAAACAAGAAGGTGAATTTGCTGGCGTTTATGCTTACTTGGATGGTGAACCAATGTTGATACCAAGAGCGATGGTTTAATGGCAGTTATAACCGATCTAGCGACCTTACAGACAGCCATTGCCGACTATCTGGCACGGGATGATCTGACCTCATTTATTCCTAATTTCGTGCAGAATGCTGAAAACAAACTGTATCGAACGCTTAACCTAAGAAACGAGGAAACTGCATTAAGTGTCTCGATATCGGCAGGTCTGGCTACAGTCCCCACAGACTTTAAAGCATTGAAGTTCGCCTATTACGATGCAACCCCGGTGAGTCCCTTAAAGTGGGTGCCGATAGACGAGTTATACCGAGACTTTCCTGATCGCTCTGACACTACATCTACACCTTCGGTTATCTCCAGAGAGGGCTTAAGTTTTATCTTTGGGCCTGTCGCTTTAGACGGAACTTTGAGAGGTATTTATTACGCTAAACAAGACTTCTTGAGAGATACTGATCCTTCAGACTATGTAACAAACCAACCCGAAGTCCTGTTATACGGAGCTTTATTAGAGGCTGAACCCTTCATTCAGGATGATCCCAGAATACCTGTGTGGAAGGACTTTTTTGCCGATGCGATCCAGACCTTAAAGGATGCACAAGACAATGCAGAAGTGTCGATGGGTCAGTTAAAACAGAGAGCCTCATGACTCAAGTAAGGTTTGATTTTTTAAACCTGGCCCCTGATATGGAAGACACCGAGAATCAGGGTTTAACCATTGCACAGAACGTTATACACGAGACTGAAGGCTATAAACCTACTCATCTAGGGTCTGCTGGATCGTTTGTAACGACAGGAGGACTAGCAGCAAGTAATGCCACTGTAACCTCTGTTATTGCCAAACCCGTAGGTTCTCGGAGTGATTTATTTGTCGCATGGATTGCTAACGATACTCTGCATGTGGGTATTAACGGTGTCACCTCGACCTCAGTAACGGGAGGATTTCCGGTATCTTTTTCCACCACTGGAACTTCACAAGAGGTGGTCGCATTTGATGTAGCAGAACTTGCCGATAAGATATTCTTTACCGTCCAAATACAACAGTCTCAAGCCGTCCCCGCAACCGCCGCCACACTAACAACTACCGGACATATGGACTATTGACTACTCCCTCTAATCCTTCAGATTCCCCTACGGGAAGTGCTTATACAGTCGTTGGCCCTGATGGACTGGCGTGTGCGACGGTTCGGGATTTTGTCGTTATTGGTGGTCTTTCAACGGATAGATTCGCTATTCAATGGTGTGCTATTGGAGATCCGACCGACTGGCCAATACCAGGAACGGACGATGCTCGTTCCAAGCAAGCCGGATTACAGTCTTTTCCAACAAAGTTTGGATGGGTAACAGGGATAGCGGGTAATGATTTTTATATGTATGTGTTTCAAACTGACGCTATTTCCAAAGGGACGTATGTTGGGGGTGATGTAGTATTTTCATTTGATACCTTTGAAGAGGATCGTGGTTGTGTCAGACAAGGAATGATTGAAACGATTGATGACCTGGTTGTTTTTCAATCAGAGCGTGGCAGACATCTTTTGCAGAACGACCAAATCGTAGATATTGGTTTTGGACTAACGGATGACACCTTCTAATGGCACTTGGACAAGTAAAACAGCAAAACATAGCCGTTAATAAGGCACGACATCTTATTTTCTTTGAGGGAACCGAGGTTTGTTATAACTATAAAACCCAACAATGGACACACATTCCAGCTTACTTAGATTTTGGGTTTTATTCTATGGTTGGAGGTAATGCTAAAGCATTTGATATTGGCTTAGTCCGGTTTTCATCGGGATCTGTTGATTTGCAGGCTCAAGCCAATACTTTCGTACAGCAAACCGCCATTTTCACAACCGGTGCGCCAAATATAAACCAGGGTGGAAGGTCTGTAGTTAACGGAGTCAGACCGATAGTCAATGGTGGTACTTATTCTCTGAGGGTCGGTGTACAGGACGATATAGACGATGCCGTGAGCTTTTCATCCGCGACGGTAATAAACACGCGTTCCAATATGGCGAATTTCCGAGAAGAGGGTCGGTATCATCGTGCCGAGCTGACAATAACGGGAGGCTTTACTACCGCCAATGGTGTTGACGTTGACTTTACCCCTACAGGAAGAGTGTAAATTACGCTGTTATTCGGCTGATCAAATTCCCGTTGTCTGGGATATTGCTGAATCACTGATAAAAAAAGCCCTTGATCGAGGCTCTAATTACACTATTGATGAGGTTTTTCAGGGTCTGTGTGATAAAAAGATGCAGCTCTGGATGTGGGGAGATGAGGCTGCTTTGGTCACTTCCATACAGACAAAAGGCGGAAAAACCTATTGTTTGCTGGTAACATGTGGAGGGACGCGCATGTCTGACTGGTTTGAGTACTTTCCGATTGTGGAAAACTGGGCCAAAGACGAGGGCGCAGAGGAGATGAGACTTTATGGTCGTAGAGCGTGGATAAAAATCACTGGCTACGACATTGACTATGTGCGATTGAGTAAAAAGTTATGAGTAGAGGACCGGAAAGCGTTACGTCAACCACTACAACCGAGCCGCCATCGTTCTTAACCGGTCCACTAAGAACAGCAGCACAGCAAGCACAAGGATCGTTACAGGGTTTATTTAATACAGGGCAAGGAACTACTCAGACAGGGCAAGGTTTAGAGGCTTTATTTCAGCGTGGACAAGCAGGTTCTCCGTTATTAAACCAAGCTCAACAGACCACCCAACAGACCCTTGCTGGAGACTTTTTGTCCCCAGACACCAATCCCTTTCTTCAATCAACCTTTAATCGGGCCGCAGACTTAACCCGAGGTCGTCTGGACACTGAGTTTTCAGGTGCTGGAAGGAACTTAGGCGCTGCACAACCGGCTAGGTCAGAGGAACTTCAGACTTTAGCCTCTAATATCTTCGGCGGTAACTTCCAGCAAGAGCGTGACCGACAGATAGCAGCAGCAGGTCAGGCCGCGCCACTAGCAGGGGCTGATTTCCAAAACATTCAGGCTCAGATTGATGCCGGATCATTTCCTCTGGATCAGTTTATCAATCGTATTAGTGGGCTTATTCCGGGTGCTGGTGGGGTAACTCAATCCACTCAACCTGTGTTTAGAACGGGTCTATTCTAATGGCAGGTCATGAAGCCGCAGCATCCATCCTGCAAACTATCTTCGGCCAGAAACAACTAGGAGCAGCAGCGCCTGCATTTCAACCCGGACAAGCTAATTTTAATGCTCTGGGTATTGGGCAGAACGATAATTTCTCAGACATACTGCAAACCATTCTCGCGCAGTCTCCTGTAAATTTAGAAAGTCTTATTGGAAGGCCGGAAGAAAGAGGACAAGAACTCGCCGCACAAGTCAGGGCAGAACCCGCCCAAGGAACGCCGGGATTTGTCGGTCCACCGAATGTGCCCGCAGGGCCTGTCGAAGGAACGGAAGGCTTTGTAGGGCCGGCCAATGTACCCAGTGGAGGACAAGGACCATTTGCCAGTTTCTTTGGTAACTTAGACCAGAACCTGCAAAGTCCTTCAAAGTTATTGGGATTGAGTTTATTAAGTCAGATAGACCCAAGACTGGCTCAAGGTGGGCTGTTTGCGGGCGGGCTTTTTGGTCCGAATAAGCTGTTCTGATGGCACACAATGTTGCACATCGGTTTCAGACTCCGGGGTTTAATCCCAGCGGAGTGCTGCCCAATATACAAACACCACAACCACCCAATCCTCTGGATCAGTTTCTAGGTTCTCAAGGTGGAAGTTTACTGGTTAATCTTCTTGCACAACAGGGCTTTTCTCCTGTTCCTCAAAGTCCGTTAGGGGCATTAGGTCGAGGTCTACAGCAGACTCAAGCACAAACTCAACAAAGGGGCATATTAGAAAAAAATTATTCAAATTTACTCGTACGAATAAGTCCTTTCCCTACAAATAACATTGTC